ATTTTTTTTGGATTTTGATCGAGAATCTTTCGGTTTTTAGGCTTTCGGATTTTTTATTCTTAAAAATCAACAATTAATGATTGTTTCGAAAGTCGTTTTGAAAGTCTTCTCTTCTTTCATGGATGGTTATTGCTGCTTACGTAGAAAATGATACCACACAAAAAAATCCACGCAAGCCGCATGATTAAAGGATTCTTCATTATGCTGTTTTTTTTCATAAGAAATGCTCTAAAGGTCACATTTACTTTAAGATGATTTTAGGTTAGATTGTTAGCCTAAACCAGTGGAGGTGACTATGAAGAAAGATGCAGTTGTTTTTATGTTGATGCAGGCTACCTATGAAAAAGACATTGGTAACATGAGATCAAGAATACTTTCTGTCGTTGAGATGTTATCAACCACAAGGACTGATAAAGACTCTGCGGTAAGGGAAAGAATCATCTCTCTTGTCAGAGACTCTGGTGGGATGACAAAGAAAAAATTGATTTCAACAGCGGCTAGTATAGAGAGCGCCAGCAAAACAAAAGTTTCAGAAATGCTAAACCTTATGGTTACTGATGGTTCCATAAAGATTGATAGCAATAGAAAGATAGGCAGCAACAGAGCAATAGTCTACGTACTTGGTTCGGTTGAGGATAGCTCTAAGCCAGAAATCAAGAAAGACTCAAAGCTCCCGCCTGATGAGCATCTGGCTCGTGCAAGGATGGTTAGGGGTATCATTATTGAAATAATGAAAAACACAACCGATAAAAAAACAATAATCGACGCAGCCATAAAAGAAAGCGGCGCTCCGCATGACGTCGTACTGAAACAGTACATAAACGTCACAGAATACAACCTGACGCAGTTTGACTAACAAAAAAGCCCACTTTCGTGGGCTTCTTCTTTTTCATCAAAATGGACTAACCGCACTATCCCTGCTGCGCCTGGCATCCAGATATCGCTTCAGTTCCTCACGGTCGATGCTAAACACATCGCAGAAGTTTGCCACGGCATTGCCAGCGAAATGCTCATCGGGAGTCCACTTGCCGCATTTTTTCGCCACATCACGATAGGGCTGTGAAATGAATGCCGTGTTACCCTTGTAGTTTATGCGGCAGAAAAATACATCATCCTCTATGCTGTGCCCCATATTGCAACGAAACACCGGCACGCTGTGATAGTAGACTTCCATCAGGTTGCGTCCAGTCATCATGTTTAGCGCTGCTTCTGGCTCGCACTCAGCTTCATACTGGCTGTATGCAAAAATATCGCTTTGCTGAATTACGCGGATCATATGCTTACCTCATCATTAACTAATTTATAGATGATGGCCCGGTTGCTTGTGCGCTTGGCCTCTTTATCCTCAATAACCTCACCGTCTTCAATGAGCTTGTCCAGCATGCGCTCAGAGTCAGCTCGTTTATAGTTTCCGTCCTTAGCCACGCCAATGATGATCGCTTTGCGGGCCATTCCACGCTTGACGTACTCACGGACAAGCGATTCAAGCCCTTCTACGCGCCTGTCGTTGCTCTTGGAGTTAGCCCCTGACAAACTATCAGCCCGCATCATTAAATCGCTTGTTGATTTGATGGTGAGCGCAACGGCGTACCGTAGATGCTCCATTGTAATAACGCCAGTATCGCAGGCAAGAATCCCGGCTATCTTCGCCACCTTTACAGCGCATCGGTTAATCAACGGTTGATAACCCGTGCCATTTTCTACGTGCTGACGGGCAATCATCTTGAGCCATGAAAAAAACTCTTTTGCCATCGCTGAAACCTCTGGCGTTGCCTTTATTGCTCGCCTTTCTTTGCTGCTTATGATTGATTCAGTCCAGTTTTTGTAACCAGCAGTAGTGCCATTTATTATTGTTTTTATAGTCATTTGCAGGGGCATTGGCAGGTCGCAGTATTCCACGTCTTCGTTTTCGTCTGCGATTTCCTGAAGCTCCTGCATAATCATGGCGCGACCCATGAGACCTGATTTGATGTTCTCTTCGGTAATGAGTTTTTTGAACTGGTCATCCGTAGATACACCAAACATGGAAAAGAAAGGATTTCGTATCGCACCATCTATACGACGAATCACATCTTCAAACTGACGCTTAATATCGACAGGATCTGCTTGCAACTCGTTTTCTTCGATCATCATCATGAGAGTGCCAAGCCTTTTTTCAAACTGCTTGACGTATTCATCAGTGATGCGCTGGTCACAGTACAGTATTTCTGCTGTGTATGACTCCATTAGTGCGCCAGCCGTGGCCATGTTGTACTCGCTGACCTTTTGTCCAACCACACTGCCTAGTTTGATGCCAATCTCATCCATAATGAGGTTAAACATCTGATTAGCTGCCAGCCCCTCATATATGGCTCTTTCAGAACGGATTTTACCGGCCACTGTCTTGCTGAGTCCTGAGCAGTCGATAATTTTTTGCAGGGCCGCAAGCACGTCACCCTTTCCTGAGCCAGACCCGGCGATGCCAATAGAAAAAAGATTTGGTACAGCCTTACGATTGGTAAGGTAAATATCTGAAGAGGCGCCGCAGATGATTGATGCCGCATGGATGGCTGCCAGAGCTGCAAGATATTCTCTTTTCTCAGCGCAGTTTCTGTTAATCCACTCCGTCAACTTTCCCACGAACCCTGGCGGAAATCGCACATCAACAGATTTGTAATCGACGGGGCATTCTCCAACACCCATCGCCATTTTTTTCTCAAACTTCTCAAGCAATGCAATTTCTTCTGGAGATGCCTGAAATGATACCGCACGAACCCATCCACCCTCTTCAGCCAGATGAACAAGAGTAGCGGCAGTGACACGGTCTCCGCTTCCCTTACCGTATGAATGCCAGTGGTAATCCATGTCAGATGGGTCATACTTTGAGAAGCGTGATGACCATGAGTCCCACAGCTCAAATCCGTTACCATCTGTTGCCTCATGAATTGCCATGCCAACTCGAATCCAGTCATCATAATCTTCACCACAGTTAATGTGGTTCAGCATGTCCTGAAGTTCCTGCATGGAAAACGATTCGGCACCGAGTGAAAATTCCTCGCGCTCTGCTCGCTGCAATAGCCCAACAAGTGACGACGGAGGCTCTGTTATGGATGACGGAGAGCCATGCTCAGCTTCATAAAAGTTGCCTGATTTGTGGAATGAGCCACATCCTATAACGAAACCTGATGACTTGAAGTCAATTCCTTTGAATCTCTTGTCGTGAGAATTGAGCTTCACTCCATTTGGCAATTTATAATAAATATGCTTTCCGCCACCACCAGTGTTCACCACAAATCCTGATTCATCGGCAAGCTCCATATCAAGCGCCTCGCAAAGCGCCTCATACCCTTCATTGCCACCATTTCGCGGGTCAACATCCACGACAAGATAGCCATCGACCAGCACACCGAAGCTGTTTAGCTGGCCAAACTCGCGCATGTTTTCGAGTTGGTCATCTTCCCATATGATTCCACATTGCCAGTTTGACATTATGGGGTGCTTGCCTGCTGCGTCGCATTCAGGACGCTCGCAGGTGCATTTTCTGTCATGATCCATCGGGTAGATTCCTATAACAGGGAATCCGGCGGCGTGATAATCCTTGTATCCTGTCATTATTTCGCTCTCCATTGAGTAACTGCTGGGCGCAAATCTTCCTTTTTAAAAAGTCCGTTGGTTAGCTTATCTACCTCTATGGCAGCCGTTGCGCTGATGCGCCCACGGGAAACCCATTCGTTTACTGATTGACGAGAAACGCCAAGGAATCGCGCCAGCGATGCCTGTCCTCCCATATGCTCAATAAGAGCATCAAGAGCCTTCTTTTCCATTTCTTTGATTTGTTCAGCGATGGTTTTCATCTTTCCTCCTTCTAATTTATAGAAGAATGATAAACGCAAAATATTTTTATGTAAAGCTATTGACCTGACGAATGTCCTGTCGTATCTTTTACTCACACCAGCAACAACGCTGAGTGATTCGAGAGGACACTATGAGCTTATCAATGATTCAAAAACCAAAACCAGTTTCACCTATCATTACTCTTGTTGGCACCCCTGGCGTTGGCAAGACTACTCTGGCAGCGCTTTTCCCTAAGCCTGTTTTCATTCAGGCGGAAGAGATTACCGGTGTATTCGACGACTGGGACGAAGAAAACAAGCCTGACTCATTCCCGGTGCTGAAACGAGCTGATGCAAAGCGCAAGACGAGCACCAAAGAAGACTTGTTGTCGCAGTTGCGCGCTCTTATCACAGAAGAGCATGACTATAAAACGCTGGTTATCGACTCCATCACCAGCCTACACGCCATGTTTGAGCATGAGGTTTGCGAAAACTATGGAGTAGATAACGTTGGCGCAGCAGCGGGTGGTTACAACAAGGGCTATCTGGTTGTGGCGGAGATGCATGCTGAAATTATTAACGCCTGCAAGTATCTTCGTTCCAACAAAGGTATGAGCATCATTTATCTTGCGCATGCTGGCATACGTAAGATGAAGAACCGACCAGATTCTGACGAATACACCGTTTATACCCTCAATATGCACGAAGCCAGTATTGATGGTTACGTTGCGCTTAGCGATGCTGTTATCTATATCCGCAATGAGGAGTTTGTGAAGGGTGCTGAGACAGATAAAAAAGGCCAGGTAACTAAGTTCGGTAAAGTTGTGCAGACAGGGCAGCGTGTACTTGTCACCTCTGGTGATGGACGGGTTGGTTACGTTAATGCGAAAAATCGCTTCAACCTTGAGCCTGAGATTCAGTTTGATAAAGGAGAAAATCCACTTCTGACAGAGATTAAGTATTATGCGTCTTTACGAGATAACGAAACAGCTTAACGAACTGCTTGCGATGGAAGATATTCCGCGCGAGCAGATTGAAGATACCATTAACCTGATTGAGGAGGAGTTTGAAGGAAAGGCCGAGATGGTGGCCGCTTATATCAGCGAGCTTGAGGCGGATGAGGCTGGCATGAAGGCTGAGATTGTTCGCCTGTCAGAACGCAAACGTGTGCTGACTGCGAAGATAGATAACCTTAAAGATTATCTTCGTCAGAACATGCTGGCATCTGGAAAAACGAATATCAAAGGCAAGCTTTTCAGCATCACGCTTGGCAAACCATCTCCTGTTTTGGATGTGCTTGTCCCGGTTGAGCAGTTGCCTGAGAAGTATCGCGTTGTAAATTTTTCGGCAGATAATGCAGCCATTAAAGCAGCACTGAAAGCCGGAACTGAAATTAAAGGTTGTGCCATCACCGATGGAAAACCAAAGCTGATCATCAAATAATCGAGAGGACATAAAAATGGGTTTCTGGAATCTTTCTGACGGTAAAGAAGTTGAGTCAAAGTCTGAATTTGAGACTGGTGGTGGTTTTGAAGTTATTCCTGACGGCACCCGCGTGCTGGCTGCTGTTGAAGAGTGCAAGGACGATGAATGGGAAGGTGAGCGCTTCTTTAACCTTAAATGGCGCATCCTGGACGATGATTACAAAAATCGTATCATCTTCCAGAAGCTAAAGGTTTTCAGCCAGAAGGACAAGCAGCGCGATAACGCTATCAGCATGCTGGCAGCAATTGATGCAAACGCTGGAGGTAAATTGATGGCGTCAGGGAAAGAGCCTACTGATTTTGCAATCGCAAGTGCGCTGGCTAACCGCCCGATGATCCTCCTGCTTCGCGTCTGGCAGTCTGACGATAAGCAGAAATCAGGTAACTACGTCTCTGGCGTCTTTGGTCGCCAGCAAACTAAATCCGCTACAGCAGCAAAGCCACAAAAGCAAACGGCAAAGCCACAGGGTGAAGAGCCGCCGATGGATTTCGATGAAGATATTCCGTTTTGATTTTAATAAGTAACCAAGGGCCATTCGTGGCCCTTTTTCATTCGAGAGGACATTATGAAAGTACAGCTTAGAACATACCAACAAGAAGCTGTTGATTCTGTTATAGGTCATATTCGTTCAAGCGTTTCATCGTGCATGATCATCTTGCCTACGGGCTGCCACGCGAAAGGGACTGAGGTTCTTATGTTTGATGGCAGCATAAAAAAAGTAGAGGATGTTGTTGTCGGTGATAAGCTGATGGGGCCGGACAGCAAGCCGCGCAATGTTTTGTTTCTGTGTCGTGGCAGAGAGTCAATGAGAAAGATAACGCCAACAAAAGGTGAACCTTTTGTTGTTAACGCAAGTCACGTATTGCACCTCAAGAAGGTTGCGAGCGGAAGCAAATATCCATCTCAAAAGCATGGTTACATTGATGAGAAAGTATCAGAGTTTGAATCGTCTTCCCAATGGCATAAGCACACGCATAAGTTATGTCGTGCTGGGGTTCAGTTCCCGGAAGCAAAACAAAATCTGCCCGCGAGATTTATTGGAATGATGTTGGGTGATGGCTCAACCACCAGAGGAACTGTAACTTTTTCAGGTAGCGAAGATGTTCTTATTGATTATTTTTGCAAGGTGGCTGCAGATTTTGGTTGCTATGCAAACGTAACAATGAAGAAATCAACATCGACCAAACACATTCACGCATCCGAAGGAAAGCGCGGAGGCAAAAAGAATGGTTTACAAGTAGAGATGGAATCGCTTGGTTTGCTGAACAAAAATTCTTATAGCGTTTTTATTCCTTATTGCTATAAGGTTGCATCCAGAGAGCAAAGAATTGAATTGCTTTCTGGCCTTATTGATACGGACGGTTATCTTGGTAACAATTACTATGAGTTAACTACTGTATCAAAACATCTGGCTAATGATGTTGCTTTTGTGGCTCGTTCTCTTGGGTTGGCTGCGTACGTTAATACCGGAGCAGCTACATTGAATGGTGAGTTCATTTCTGATAAATACAGAGTCACGATAAGTGGTGATATTGATATTTTGAAACCAATGATTGGTTATAAAAAGGCATCAGCAAGAAAGCAGAAGAAAGACGTATTGTGCACTGGTTTTACGGTTGAAGAATTGCCAGAGGATTATTTCTATGGTTTTACTTTGGATGGTGATCACCTCTATCTAACTAGTGACTTCACGATACACCATAATAGCGGTAAAAGCGTTGTTGTTGCATCAATAGCCGATTGGGTTTTTAAAAATACTGGCAAGCGTGTTCTATGTGTTGCCCCAACAAGCGAGTTAGTTGTACAAAACAGGCAGCGTTATCTTTCTCTCACCGGAGAACCAGCCAGCATGTTCAGCGCAAAGGCTGGGCCAAAAAACCTGCGGCATCCGGTTGTTTTTGGCTCACCAGTTACAATCAAGAACTCAATAGAGATGTTTGGTGATAAGTATGGTGCTGTCATTATTGATGAGTGTGATGGAATAACACCAACCATTAAATTTATTATTAATGAGATGAAGCGCCGCAATCCAAAGCTGCGTGTTATTGGGATGACCGCTACACCTTATCGCCTTGGAACTGGATACATCTACAAAGAGCACTACCTCGACGGTCCTACAGATGAAGAAACAGCCATAGACCCATATTACGACAAAGTCGTTTATGAGCTTGAAGCTAAATTTCTCATCGAAAATGGATATCTTACGCCACCAGTTACAGAGCCTGTTTTTGACGAGTATGATACGTCTTGTCTTGAAAAGGATAAGTTGGGTCGGTACACAACAGCTTCAGTTGAAAAGGCGATGGTTGGCAAGGGAAGGAAAACATCACGTATTGTTGAAGATATTATCCGTCGCTCTGTTAATCGGCGCGGAACTATGATTTTTGCCAGCACCAAGAAACACGCTATGGAGATAATGGAGTCACTTCCTCCCGGGTCTTATAGTTATGTTTTTGGTGATATGCCAACAGCAGATCGCAACAAGGCAATATCAGAGTTCAAGGAACAAAAAGTTAAATACATCGTTAACCAGAATATCCTTACTGTAGGGGTTGATGTCCCTCATTGTGATCACATAGCAGTAATGAGAGCAACAGAATCACCAAGACTGTACCAGCAAATAATTGGCAGGGGCACGCGTCTTTATGAAGGAAAGGAAGACTTTCTTGTCAGTGATTACGCCGGAAATATTCAACGTCACTTTTCAGAAACTGGAGACTTGTTTACTCCAGAAATAAAAGCAACAAGGAAAAAACCATCCGTGCCAATGGATGTCAAATGCCCTCTTTGTGGCTTTATTAATGAATTTGGTGTACGTCCAAATCCTGAAAATCTTGAAGTTGACAAGGAAGGTTACTGGCTTGATTTGGCTGGTGACAGGGTGATGATTGATATTTTTGATAAAACAGGTGAAAAAATTGGAAGCAAGCCTATGCCTGCTCATTTTGGGAGGAGGTGTAAAAACTACGTTATGCACGGGCCATTAAGGGAAATGCACAGGTGTACTTATAAGTGGTCGGTGAAAGATTGTCCTGATTGTGGATTTGAGAATGATATAGCGGCAAGAAACTGCACATCATGCGGTGCTGAAATAATTGACCCAAACCAAAAGCTAAAAGAAGAAGCTGACAGGCTTGATTCTTCTCCTTATGCAACAAAGCAATCAAGCGTAACCATGATGAACATTATGAAGCATTACGTTTCAAGTGGTGAAGATTTGGTGCACGTAAAATTTGCCATTGACCAGAAGCCATTTTTTGTTAGCAAGTTCTACAATCCAAACTCTGAGAAGGAATGGATGAAGAAGGAGTGGGAAGAGTTTTGCGGGAAGTGCTTTGGTGAATCTGACATGTCAATTGATGATGCAATAGCAAAAAGAGATGAGGCTGTCGCGCCATCAGTTATTATGTTCAGAAGAGACAAGGGGAGTAAATATTTCAACGTTAAAGGCATGTATTGGGGGGTATTATGATTTTTCCAGAAGGCGTTAAGGTATATGGAGATTTAGATTACAGAAACAAAAAGTGCCCGTCAGAAGATGCTGAACTGGAGACCTTTGTTAATCAGATAAGGAAGCTATATCCTGACTTTGCAAGAGTTATGATTCATGTTCCAAATGAAGGAAAGCGTAAAGGGTATGAAGTTGAAAACCTGAAGAAAAAGGGCGCGTTAAACTTCGGTGCCTCGGACATCATTATCATCGGAAAGCAATCATTCGTTATGGAGATGAAAAGAATGGATCATACTTTATCAAAATGGCAGCCAGGGCAAATGGCATACCTCAAGGCTGCAAAAGAATTAGAATCCTTCGCGTGCGTATGTCTCGGTTGGGAAGCGGCGATGATGGCATTTAACGACTGGAGAGCAAAGAATTACCCAAACTATAAAAAACCATCAGAGCCATTGATATTTGATGGCTTTTAGCAACCACGCCAGCAATCAGGCCAACAACCTCAGAGACAACAGCAGCCACCAAAACAACAAAGCCAACAAGGAGGTAATGAGCCGCCGATGGATTTTGATGATGATATTCCGTTTTGATGAAGAAAGGGCCGAATGGCCCTTTTTGTTATCTCATTGTCATTACACGATATATTGCATCTTTTATTAAATACCCTCCAGTTTCCGGGGCGGGGTGGATACCGTCAGAAGCAAACCAGGGGTGTATCGAACCATAGGCATAATCTGCAGGGTTTTCGCCGAAGATATATTGCAGGTTTATAAACGCGCAATTCAGATCTGAGGCTACAGTCCTGGCCCTGGCTGCCATTGATGCCATCGTTACCGGGTTGTCAGTCCGCTCATTCTCGCATGGCATGACAAACAGGATATCAGCGCCGGGCAACGTCGCCCGGATACGAGCAATAAAAGCGCGCAGGTTAGCTTCAAATGCAGTAGCGCCACCAGTGATCCGCTGGTCGTTTGTACCAGTAAGGATGATAACGGTGTCCAACGCCATCTCGGCGAGAGCCTTTCCGAAATCAGTGGCGTCCATTGACAGCCATGAAGCAAGACTTGAACCAGATGCGCCAAGCTTATGAACGCGCACACCAGAGCCAGTGCCAATCGGCTTTATCCCACATAACGATACCGTGCCAGATACAACCTCAACGTTAATCACATTAGAGGCATTTACAGTAGCCGGTGGGTTAATATCAACAAACAGCAGTCCGCTACCTTGCACGTTGAGCGCCGTCCATTCCCCTCCATCCCAGTTATATCGAATAACACCGTCACTTGTACCCACAAAGCCCAGCCTGCAGGTTGACCACCCGCCGTCCGAGGTGCCAGGGACCGTAGCCTTCAGTGCATCCCCTGGTGTAGAGGACGTAACAACAGCAGTATCTGGACTGGAGTTGGTTGGGTTTTTCTTGCCGCTATAACTAAACAACCATGATCCTGTCCATGTGAATTGCGTTGGCAGGTCTCTGCTGACTGAGAAAATGTTGCCGTTAATTATTGATGCGGATGTGCTGTGACGGCCGAATGATACCCAGCCAACACCAGGGCCGGATCCATATTTAGCACGAATCGCTTTTGCTAAAGGTTTCGCGAATCTTTCGGTTAATGTTCCCCATGAATCGCCAAAAATACCAACATTAAGAATGGCCGATACACCGGCTTCTAGTTGCCCCAATTTCATCCGAGTAACGCGAAGCTGATAGGCTCTCTCTACATAATCGACGACTGGGGCTGCTGTAGTTGGTATTAAAGACGGGTCCAGCTGTAATGCATATGGCTGGTAACTTGTGGATTCATTACCTTTTTCGAATTGCATTGTATCGAGTGCGGTATTTGCGACTGACATTCGTACATAAGCTGCCCCAGCAGGAATAGTTAAAGTCCTCGCTGTTGATGGAGATACAAGAGCAGCAACGCCAGAAATATAAGTTTTATTTGCATCGTAGAAGGCTGTTTGATGCGAAAAACTTTGCGTGTAATTCTGACCCGCTGTTACAGGGATATAATCAGATGCAGAATACGAAGCGTTAGTGAGTAAATTACCGGTCTTATAGTTAACATAATACCCCGATGTGACGGCAGCTTTATCAAAAAGGTTAACTCCTGGAATGAAAAATGATGCTTTATCCACTGTGACGGCGGCCTTTTGAATTGAAGAAGTAGTCACAACGTTGTTTTGCAGAGGCACTGCATAGGGGGCCACGGGTCTACCAGGCACAGTTGGATGTGCTTCGGATGTAGCAGACATCAAAAACACTGCGTCCAGCTCTACCGTACCAGCATTAGCGGTGTTTTCGACCCGCACATCCAGCATAACCGCACCAGATGGGACTGTTAGAGTGCGCAAATACCGATTGAACCCTGTTCCGGTGGCGGATAATAAATACTGTGTCCCTATAGCAGTACCAGACGCATTACGAAAAACAAAAGCAACGCGCCCACCAGCATTGGCGTACCATGCGATAACATTTAAAGATATGGTATCCCCGACATCCACGGCACAATCGGCGAGCCATAATCTGCGAGCGGCAATTGCGCCCGCATCGGGTCCGGCCACAATAGCCGGGAAGCCTAATTTAGCATTGGTCGACAAAGCCGCGGTTAACGTTCCGCTAACAATGTGTGTTTTGCTTCCCACGGTAGGATTGGATAGCAATACCTCAAATAGCGGATCAAACAAAACATTCAAACCTGAATCAACGGCTTTTGATGCTTTGTCTACTGATTGTTGTGACGGCATTGCACGATCAGTTGCTGTTAGAGTACCAGCTACATTTTGATATTCCAGCGCCAGAGATGTACCCGAAGCATCGCGCACGTATGTGTAAGAGTTGACCGGTATATTAGCAATATCAGCCCGTGCATCAGAAAGTGTCATATATTGCTTACCAAGAGGAATAAGATTTTTTCTTACCCCATCAATGGTATATCTTTCCACGCCGAATCTATCAGTGTACGTCTCACTACCTGAGTTTACAATCTCGTCAACTTTTTCACAGTTGTATCTAAAATCATTCAGGTCGTTAGACGGGACTGGCTTGTTAGTTGGGGTGGTAGCCATTGGCTGCAATCTCCGTAATCATTGATTGCCCTATTGTATCATGCAACAGGGTTGGTGTAGGCGTACATGGCGTCATTGTACTCAGTTACTGTAAGAGACACTGTGCCATCTGTACCTGGAGTTTTCTGGCTGACTGTCCATAAAGTTGAGTCAAGCTCAACCTCTGTTGAGATGGCATATCTTGATTCTGACTGAACGTTAACACCGTCAAAAATGTTTAACTCGAAGTCAGATGGTAATGCGCACTCGAATGTATTCAATCCAGTAACGGTACAAGCCAATCGATCTGACACATTTCCATTGGCGCCAGTTATAACTACAAACAGGCCACTTCCTGCCGTGATCTGTTCACTGGTGGTAAATACGTTTCCAGACCTTGATCGGATAACGCCCGTCTGCTGCACTGAATCATAAATGTCGACAACAGAAATCATATCGCCAACGTTCACCCACTCACCATCAGCAAGCGCTTTTATCTCCATTCCACGGCGTGAGTACATGAGACGGTTGCACTCAAGCATGGCCCGGTCTGTTGCCTGATATAGGTTTCGAACATATAGCATGTCGAATTTTTTCGGCTTAGTCGGCTCTCCCGGTTCGATACCAGATGTTCCAACTTTATAATAAACGTAAGCCTGTTTGTTGGTGTTTGGGTCGCGGTATTGAACACTTACGCCATCATATGACCCTGGCAAAGTCATATCATAAGACATTTTATAGCCATCGGCCTGCGTATTTCTGGTATTGAACACGGTTTCAGGAGTTGATTTTTGCTCATCCCTTGAGAAAGACAAGACGCCATCATCCCAAAACACGGTTACACGCGCTGCATCACATATGGTCTGAATTCGTTCACCGATCGATTTATCCTCATCGTCAAATGTGTAATCAAAATACCCAAGACGCTCATCAGGCAGTGCGTCAGCTATTTCATAGAGTCTTACCACGTCAATAGTGCTTTCAGGTTGACCAGCAGTAATAATCCAGTTATGCAGCACTGAATCCGCAAAACTTCTCGATGGTCTTAACGCATAGTCGACTGCCCCCGTTGTTCTGTTATATCCAATAGTCCAGCGGGTAATCAGCGCATTATATTTGCGCTCAGTGACTGATGTGGGCTGAAGCGTGGCCTTTACCGTCACTTTAACAAGGGTGTCATCAGGATAAACCACATTCTCGCGGATGTTGATGGCGTGCGCTGCCTGCAACGTTACGCGGTTGCCAGAGTTTGAGTTATTTGTCCTTTCAATGCTGATGGCGTACTTCGCCACCCCATAAGTGGGAGTAAACTTATACGTGCGATAGTAGGTTTTTGTTGTCTGAGTAAATGGGTTGTCAATGCTGTCTGCGAGCTGCTCCTCAGTTCCTGGAATGGCATCCCCATTATCATCAACCGCCCATACCTTGATCAGATAATCTGCCGTGCCACTGGTAGGGCCAAGCTCAGACTGAACGTGAACCCAAACCTGCGTAGACTCCACGGCTCCAACATATGGGCCAACAACAAGCGCCTCATTATCCACAATCTGGAAATAAGTATTATTGATGGTTGCGCCGCTCAGGTTTCCAAGATTTGCGCCAGTCAGGTTATTGAAGGTGAAATTATAAAAATACTGAATATCAGGCGCAGTTCCTGTCTCAGTTTCCTCGGCGGAAATGATGTTGCCGCTAAGCTCAATGTTTTTGGTTACAGTACCTGACGTTGTGCTGTAAGTTATATTTATTGTTAATGTTACTGAATGAGGAAGAGACAGCCCCATAAAGTAATCGAAATCGGTGTTTTTTGGTATGACCATCAACAGCTGACCGCCAGCGTAATTTCCGCTGGTAACAGATGTCGTGGTTGCTGTCTCTGTCGGGGTGTCTTCCGATTCATTAAGCCCTGGAACCTCCTGACCATCAAGTCCGTCGAACTGGTAAGGCTCAATGATTTGTCCGATAGCATCGCCTGGATTGTAGATGACGTGACTTGCCCCCGGCAGGGAGCCAAGATTAGTTTCCGCATAGCGAACCGAAGAAATGGTGTATTTACCAAGGCCAAAGTTCATGAACTCAGTGACATACTTCAGGTCGTCAATGTATTCGAATAATGACTCCTGAATCAGATCAGGGAATGCCCTTACCTGCCCGAAGTTGTCAGGCCTTGCCTCTCCGTTTCGCGCGATATTGGTCTGCGATTTCAGGCTGTTATTGGGTGATTCAACGGTTGTACCAGTGCTGGTTGATGGCGTTGATGCTTTAGGCAGCAGGAAAGAAAGCACCTTAGTTACAGGTTTTAGTATCGTACTGATAAGGTCGCCAATGGCGCCGCGAGGCTGACAGTAAATGTTAACAATATCGTTTTGCTTTAACGATATCGACAATTCATCATCAGGGCCAAAAATGCGGCCATTCAGCGCAATCCTGATATCAGATGGAAGGCCGGAATTCTCCAGCCATCGCCACAGATTAGTGCCAGCAGGAACATTACCCGTCTCTTTTGGAACACCTGGCATCTTCTGAATGTGAATAACCGGCATAAGTCAGGAACCTTAATTTTGTTGATAATTTTTCGAGTGTTTTAAGGCGGTCTGTCTTGACTGCCGTTTTCTCTCGCGCATGCAGTATTTTATCACGCCCCCACCATAGCGCGACATGTACCGGATGACTCCCTCTATAGGCGACCACCACATCACCGACTTTTGGTATCGTGGTTTCTCGCCAGAACTCAACCTCATTATCAAAGCAGGTGACAAAGTCGCCACCTGTTGAATATGAATCATCATGGTGAACATTGACATTCATGCACAGGCGATAGAACAGCACTACCAGCCCCCAGCAGTCCACTGCATCAACGTGACAACACCTGTCGACGTATGGCTTACCAGTCATCATTCTTTCAAAATCGTCAAACGGTACGCAGCCCTGGGAATTCTGTGATGTCATAAAGTTTTGCCACGTTGCCATTAATTGGGTTTTTTATGGAGATGGAGACAGTTACATCAGACTGATCAAGCGTCACATCGTTCACATAAAGCGTATATGGTTTTAATGGTGTGTCTTTGTCGGTCTCGTCAAAACGCTGGTATAACGCAGTGATAGGCTCAATGCGTCCAGAACCTGACCATAACTTTAAATATTGCTTAAAGTCATTAGCCAGTCGCGCAAACTTCAACGTGGCATTGATTACCGGTGTGTTCGATTGCTGGCTTCTGGTTACATCCATGCGCACTGGCTGGTAAGACTGACCGCCAAGTACAATATCAGAAAACTCATTGCCAACTAACCGGACGTAACCAAATGAAGAATGATAAAAGGTTATGGTGTCATACAGTTTCCAGTTTGGCCTTTTCGACTGGTATTCACGTAATGTTGGCATTATGGATACTCCGGCCAGTCTCTGTTAACAATTTCATCGAGCCACAATCTTTGGCTTGGTGGATATTCAACGATAATATCATCAGAGCCATCATCACTATTATTTAACGTTTTTGCTATCACGTTTCCTGTCCATGTTACGACGCCACCATTGATGCTGGTTTGAACGGGATAGTCAGTAAAATGCAATGTCTGGTTTTGTCTTCCACTACCCCCAAGATCAACATCCATTGTAAACCATTCGTTGCATTTATTGAGATACTTGGGACTCCTTAACCACTGCATGAAAGCCCGGTCTTGCTCCAGAGTAAAAACCCACGTCAAACTCCATGTTACTGCAACATCGGTAGTTAACTTTTGAAATATTGGCGCCCCAACCGCAGGCTGATCGCTGCGGAATGGGGTTTGAGTCGTCATGTTCTTGCTGGCCCGCTGCGCCAGCGGAAGCCATGATGGGTAAGCTATAGCCATTATTCTGTCGCCCTTCTGGTTGCAGTGGTGTGACTGGTAATCGCGTTTGAGATCGGGCCTCCAGCCTCGATATCTGCCACAATCGTCTCAATTGTAACAGACCCGTCACCATTATCTCTCGCTGTTGATGATGCTGTTGCTCCGCTGCTGTTATTGATGACATTATTATTAATCACAATACCACCGCCGCTGCCGGTAAGGTCTTTGTTGCTGATAACCCTCCCTGAATCTCCAGGAATCATGTATTGATGTCCATTTGAAGCCTGGAATATCTCAGGTAGGTTGTTCTCGCCAACTCTGTACATTGATCCAGCCTGCGCAGGGCCACCATTCTTTAATGCCCCGGCAACAGACATTGCTTTAGCCACACCAACCGTAGAAGCAATACCAGCCTGAGCTGGGATTGCGTTAGCTCCAGATGTAGCAAGCGAGGTCATCGCTGCTGCTGGCGCCATAGCCGCTGCTATTCCTGCCGCCTGAGCGGCGGTTGCGGCAGATGCTGCTGCCATTCCTGCCTGTCCCATGATTACTGATTTAAGCCACTCCACGCCCATCTGAACGAATGAGTTAATCACGGCGTTTAACACAGTGCTGCCAATTGACTGTAGCGCCTCGCTAACAGACATTGAACCAGTCAGGATGCCAGTTAAGGCATTACTTGCAGTTTGTCCAAAAGCATCAAATGCAGCAGCAGCCGCCTGCGTAGCCGCATTCTGCTGACTCCACTCCTGCCACATGGCATCAAGGCGCTGCTGGCGGTATTGCTCCTCAATTGCTGCTCTGGCCTGCTCAACCTCCGCTATCTTTTGCGGGTAAGCTACTGCGTAAGCATTAAGCGCTGCTAAATCCTTCTGATAGTTTGTTTCAACGGCAAACATTGGTGATGTCTGCGATTTTAATGCAGCGAATCCTTTTACAGCTTCGACCCTTTGTTTCTCCGCCTCTGCCTGAGCCTTTATCGCGTTGGCATTATCCCATGCCTTAGCCTTGTACTCTCCAGCGAGCCTTATTTGCTCCTCTGTGGCGCCTTTTCCTAATGATTGTTGTGCCTGTAGTATTGCTTGCTCTCGACTTAGCTCTCTTGTGCTATCTGCTGTTAGCAATGATTCTTGCCGCAGTTGCTCAAGTTTGTTGGCGATATTCTCCTGCTCTGTGGCGGCTTTTTGGGCCGCTGATTGAGAATCATTTTGCGCTTTTTCTCTTGCTTTCTCAGCCTCAGTTAAATCATATATCTGACCTGCAAGCTCAGCAGCTCTGGCTATCTGATTGGGGTTATCAGTTACCTTAGCTGCCTCCATTCTCGCCTTTGTTACTGCCCTTTGTCTTTCATCCTGTATTTTTAAAAGTTGGTTTTGCTCCTCAAGATTGAGGATTATCTTGTCAGCTTCTTCTGTTGGGGGCGACACTTGCAAGGATTTTGGGTTGAAGTTTTGGCCTGCCTGATTTGCTCGGTTTATCTCATCGGCAGTCAGGCCAAATGCTCTTGCTACAGCGCCCTGCACCCTTTCAAGCGTTGATCCCTTCTCAATCAGGCTGTCATGCACACCCATAGACGTGAGCATGTTGTTTGTAAGGGTTCTGCGTGCTTCAGATGCGGCTTCCTGAGTTCTTGCTAGTTTTTCCTTGGCGTTCGCAAGGTCGCGCGATTTTTGATTCAGTTCATCAGTTTTATCTGATGCGATTTTTAGTAACCCGTTTCCTTGCTCTATTGTTGTTCCGAACAGCTTTCCTCTTGCGGTATAGTCATCAATCTCACCTTTAAGTTTATCAATGCTGTCTTCAAGATCCCTTACATATTCCTCTTGTGCCTGAATAGACTTATTAGCGTCGGCAATTACCCCCCTTAGCTGGGTGTTATTCATCGCCTTCATTGACTCGTTAACTTGATCCAAGCTATCAGCAAAGCGAATGGATTCTTCTCTGGCCTGCTGCGCTTTTTGCCAGAAGTAGAAAATTGCCCCCGCCGCTAACGTCGCCGCTCCTGCTGGGCCGCCTATCAATGAAAGCGCCCCTCTGGCAAGGCCAACCCCTACCGAAGCTGCTCTGGCCGCAGATGCCGCTCTCGCTGATGCCGCGGCCTGTGCGTTTTCAGCTTGCGCCAAAGACAATGATGCGGCGCTCGCTCTGGACTTTGCAGCTATAAGAGCATCAAGAGCCAGCGCCTCGGCTGCACTGCCTTTTGCTACGTTATATTCAGCCTGGGCAAGTGCGACAGATGATAGTGCCGCCTCTTTATCAGCGAAAGCTTTTCTCTGGGTGGCATTGGCGGCAAAGAGTGCAGATTGTGCCTGCTGATTCTCAGCTATTAATTGCTGTCTTGATGCCGCTATATCTGATATTTTCGCGGCAGTGGACATTGCCAGCGCGCCAACATACCGACTTCCCATTATGCCAGCTACAATGATAAGGGCGCCGCTCAGCGTCTCAAGGTTCTCACTTATTGTGATGACAGAGTCTCGGAACCCTGCTGCAAATGATTTAACCGTCGAGTTTTCGCCAAAGAACTTCGTTACGTTGTTGCCGGCTACCTGCAATCCCTTGGCGATTGAGACGGTGGTGTTGGCAAATTCTTTGCCGATGGCATCCCCTTGTGACAGAAGCCCCTTAACTACAACGTCTGTTGTTAGCTGCCCCTGAGCGGCCATAGCCCTCAACTGACCGATAGAAACACCCATCGAATCAGCCAGAGCTACCATGAGGCGGCTGCCTTGCTCTGACACTGAGTTAAACTCCTCGCCGCGCAGAACGCCGGAAGCGATACCCTGTGATAGCTGAATGATTGCGTTCTCAGCTTCCTGAGCTGTTGCACCGGATACTGCAAACCCCTGATTGATAATAGTGGTCAGGCGGACTAAATCTTCCGCGCTGGTGTTGTACGCCCTGGTTCCTCGCTCAAGTCTGGCGTAAAGAGTCGCCGTGCCGTTAAGGGATGACTGGGTTGCTTGTGAAACATCAAAGATCCGCTGCATAACTTCGGTCTGCGTCTCTCCAGTACGAACCGAGTTAGCTACCTTGTTATTTAGTTCAGTCCAGGCATCGGCGTAACTCGCAACCTGTTGCACAGAAAGCGCCGCGAACAATCCCTTGGCAACGCCAGAAAGGCTGGACATTGTTCGTTCCATCGATCCAATAGAGCGCTCTGTCCTGTTTACACTGGCCTCAAGTCGCCCCATGTTCCCGCTAAGGCCATTTAGCATTGACTGCAATTCACGACTACCAGCTGCTAACTGAGATGTGTCAATGCCAACCTCATAGATAATGCCGCCAACTGTTTCTGCCATTATTTTGCTCCTTTGCTTTTAGCGGCCTTTCTGGCGGCTTTCTCTTTCATTTTCTGTTTATTCAGCTTAGCCCGCTCATAAGACGCATCATACTGCTCGCGCGTCATGCCTTCCGGTTCCGGGTATTTTGATTTTATCATCTGCTGATACTCGGTCATGGTCAGGTCTTCGGCTTCCTCGCGGGTGATTCCGAAATGAGTGCGAGCAGAGATGATGTAATCCGACATTCTCAACTCACTGGTTGTGCGCTTTTGGTTTTCCGAGCGCTGAGGAACCTTGAGCGGAGACTTGCCGATGATGCCATGCTCCATCAGGTTTCGAGCAATAATAATAATGTCATTTACTGGCATTCGTCCGGTGACGTACTTAACACCGCGCGGAGTCGGCTTCCATGATCCAATGAGCACCGAGATATCATCATCACAACAGGACTGCATGATGAGGCAGGCGGCGCTGAGCACCTTCTTACCATAGGCAGGACGTGACAGGATTTTTGCCACCTGAATCTGCGCGCCATATGGCATTGATTGAATGGCGCCGAGTATGGCCGCGTATTCATAGCCATTAAGCGTAGCGTACAACTCGACAATCTCTTTTGGTGAGCCAAGCTCATTCATCGCCGCAAATGATGGTTTGAAGAAAAAAGACTTGTCATCCAGGGAGATGCGCATTTCTCCGATTTCTGTTAGCGGTGTGCGTTGTCTCATGTCTAAATCCTGTTTTCATAATGACGTAATTATACCATTGACAGGGCGTGCAAAGCTGACGTAGATTGAAAGCATAAGGTGATTGAGGGTTTGACATATGAACGAGACTGATGCTGATTTGAGATTTTACATCGACCTGTACGTTGATTGCGGGTTTACCTATGATGAGGCCGAGTTGATGGCGAAAAAATTACTTGCAATGGTAGGGGTGACATTCGATGAAAATAACTGATTGGTCAGATATTTTTTATTATTGTGATGGGGCTATTTACTGGAAGATAAGAACCTCAAACAGAGTGAAAATCGGAAGCGAGGTGAAGGCGGTAGGAGGCAATGGATATAAGATTGTTGGAATCTATGGCGTCAAGTATCTTGTTCATCGCATCATCTGGGAAATGCATAATGGGAAAATTCCTGACGGAATGCAGATTGATCATATAGACCACAATAAAACAAACAATAAGATAGATAACCTCAGGCTTGTCACTCCAAAAGAGAATAATCACAACATGAAGTTCAGGGTGACAAACAAATCAGGTGTTACTGGTGTTTCATGGGGTAAACAACATAAAAAATGGGCCTCAAACATAAAAGTTGATGGCGTAAAGATTCATCTTGGATTGTTTTCTGACTTAAATATGGCCGCTGAAGCAAGGAGAAAGGCGGAGGTTAAGTATGATTTTCATGAGAACCATGGTAAATGATGATGGATAACGAAAATCGCTATGCCTGCGAGCAATACCTTGATGCACTGGTGACGCTGGAACTATCTGCAAAGTTCGCCATGCTCGAGCGCCGACCGGTAAATGGCAGCATTAAGGCGTGCTGGCAGGCTATCAGGCAGCGAGTGACCAATGACCTCAACCGGAAGATTTTCGACGGCGTGAGTAGCCAGGCAATGCCACACGGTGCGCTATGCATGTTGCGCCGTCAGCTTGATGAGTGTGTATGATGTTGCGGGAGAAAACCAATGGTGGTTGACCAAACAGATGCTGATGTCATATCCGCCTATGCCGGACAGTGCATTGACATTAATTACGCGATTGCCATTCACTTAAAGCGATCTGAGTTTATGGCTAATCTGATTTTGTGGGCGATTAAAAATAAGACGAGGAAGGCGTGATAATGAGAGCCATTCATAAAATAAAAAAAGAAAGCCATGTGAACGAAATGATTGAATATTACGGCTGGATTTATGTCCATAAATTTAAATCTTCGCATAGTAACATGCGGAGGATAGCAAGAAGAATGGAGCGAGATGGCAAATTAAAGATGATATCTCAAGATAAGTTGTTTTTTAGATATGTAAGAACAGAATAAACCCCCTTTCGGGGGTTTTCTTTATCGCTCAACGGTAACAACACACTTGGTTGAGTCAACGTAATCAGGGCTGGTTGCCGAGTCCATCACGCGGCAGAAGTACGTACCAGCATCGTCATTGACGGCGTCCGCCTTGGTATACGTGGCAGAAGTTGCGCTGCTAATCGGCGAAGTGCCTTTATACCATTGGTAGGTATAAGGCTTGACACCGCCATCCGCAACTACCGGGCCGAGCGTCAGAGCGTCGCCAGTAGCAACGTTTTTGGTTTCGCTGATATCAGTAGTCAGCGTTAAATCTTCGATGCTGGACACATCAACGGTAGAGCCATCATAAGGCTTGAATTCAACCGATCCGGTGATAATGTCGTTGGTGCCGCCATCGTAGCTCAGAGCGGTAATGTTGCAGTAGGCAACAACAACGGTATTACCGGTGGTCTGACGCACCCACAGCGAAGGCTGACGACGCGCTTTTACTTCGGTGACAAAGTATTTGATGAGATTATGCACGCCATACTCATCAGCCTTGTCAGCCTTACGAACTTCAAAATCACCGGAAATGGTGAGGTCTGCGGTAGTGACCAGCGTCGCGACAAAGCCATCGCCATCATCAGCCTCTGAGGTAGTGGTGCTTGGGCTGAAGTCGACGCCTTTTGAGGTCATGGGAGCAAAAAACTTCCAATCTTCCTCTACTGGCACAGCATCCCAGCAGCCATCAGCCAGCTCGATGAGCGACTGGCGACCTGTGATGATGCCGTTATCATTTGCACAAATAGCCATGTTTAGAATCCTCTCTGTTTAGCTAAACAATCGCATTATATCATGTTGACAGGTTTTGATTGGTGGTGTAGATTTAATGGCAGATAGTTTTCGGTGAGACTTTGCGGGTTTTTAGAAACTGACCACAAAGATAAATGCAAACGAAGAAATGTATCTGGCAGTAGCCTAACGGCTAAACACCAGCAAGGTCTTCCGACTCCTTGTCAATGAATTCGGCGCACTGGCCCGGTGTGATTAATGATGGGCACACAACAGGTAAGAGCATTGTCAGGTAGCTTCAGGGGACACGCCCGCACTGGTGACGACCTATGCGCAAAAGTACGTGTGGTAAGTCCTGGAGTGCTCTTTCCGTTGTGGTCAATGCGCAGGCTGATGCGCAGTGGGACGTGGCTGACTCACGAGGATGGCTCAAGCGAATAAGCAAGCTCGACGCCGCCGAATAAGCGCCTTATGCCGGATGCCAGCACCGGACACCACAACACCACGGATAGTTGGCTGAGAGGCCGAAAGCAGTCGGTTGCTAACCGATAAACCGGAAACGGTTCACAGGTTCGAATCCTGTACTATCCGCCACATTCAGCACCATTAGCTCATCAGGATAGAGCAATTGCCTTCTAAGCAATCGGTAACTGGTTCGAATCCAGTATGGTGCGCCAAATTCCCGTTTAGCTTAACTGGTTAAAGCACCCTACTCATAATCGGATGAGTACAGGTTCGAATCCTGTCGCGGGAACCATCTTCGGGGAGCGCAATGATACAAATCCAAAAAATCCACGATGATTACTGGCGCATAGCTGACCAAAATAATAGCAGGGTTGCTGGTATATCAAAGGTCGGGAAGTGGTATGTTGTCGCAAATGCTAATGGGCGATATGATGCCAGATTCGAATATCTTGGCGATGCCATTGATTATTTATTATGTAGTAATGACTACTAAAAGCCGCTCATCAGCGGCCTTTTTTTATTCACCAAAAACAACCCTCAGCAACAATTCATAAACCGGTCTCTGCTCCGTTGTGAGCGTCGGGCGTCCAAGCGGAGCCTGCAACTGAATCATGCCAATGCAACTATCAACGGGATGCTCCTTGATGTATGCGATGACATCAAGCGCTTTTGCTTTTGTCTCCTCGATGTTGTACTGACCCTGCTGGCCGACAACATAGAGCGAAAAATAATAATCATTGCTGAGGTCTTTGCTTACGTTCGTACCACCATTGGATTGCAGCACCATAAACCGGTCTGTGCCAACTTCGGTATCGTTCCAGAACTCAAGCTGAGAAGTCCACCCATCATAAAGACCGGCATCGCTAAGGTACTGGTCAACAAGCTCAAGCATATCTCTCATTTTAGCGTCATCTCTTTTTTGATTACCTGATCGACAAGCTCGCGTGTGTTTTCGCCAGCCTTGAGAAGGAATTTAGGCTCGCCGCTCTTATCCCATACATTTCCCTTTCCTTTAAGTCTCCCTGTGCGCGGAGTATTCGTGCCAAGCAATTTACCTGGTGCATTATGGACATACAGGGCGTAATTAGCGGAATACCCAATCTTGCCAGTTATGCGAGTGCCATTAACCTCAACGGTGTCATACTGGCTATTTATCAGCGTTGACGTGGCTACTGGCGTCATGGAGGCCGATTCAGTCCTGATGATGTGGTTGGCGGCTTTTATTGCTGATACCGCCTTCTCACCAGTAATCTCACCGACTATCTGCTGGGTACGCTTAATCGCCTGCTGGATACCTCTCATTTTGGCGGCCATACATTACCCCGTTACCAGCGCAAAATCAGGAAGGTCGTTGCGATTTAGTGTATTGCCGTAATTCACGACGCTTCTAATCTGGTCAGCTCCGGCAGCCAAAGGGTCAGCACTGGTAATGGTGCCAAGCATGATGAAGTCGCCAACAGACGCATCCTGGTATTCCGTCCAGAATGTGTTTTTCTGTGCAATCTCATTGCCAGCTGTGCCGGTGGTCAGATTCTTATCGAAGCCATAATCACACATGATGGGCTCTGGCGCGGCGAATGTTGGCTTGCCATACTTATCCTTGCCAGTAAGCCGCCAGATTGTGCATGGCTGCGTATAGCTCCATCTCGCTATCGCTGACATGGTGCGGCCTCAAGAGTATAAATCCAGCGCGGAACAGGAAGGCGCAGCAATACCAGAATAACCAGCAGCGGCATGCACCATTTACGGATTGCGATATTTACAGTTAATGTTGACGTTTTCATCTGCACTTACTCCCGGTGACAACACGAAACCACGGCTTTGCTGCCCCATCAGGCTCTTCCACAAGGTCGCCTGTGCAGTCTGCCGTATCGAGTAGCTTCATCTGATTGTAAAGGGCCATCCACGGCTTACTGCCATAGCCAAATGACTGCGACGCACCAGATGGCGCCCGGTGGCTGGTTATGTATCTTCCGGCTGTATTTGAGGCGATAAGGATTGAGGCCCATAGCAGAATTGCATCCTGCCTACATGTGTCTTCAGGGTAATTAAGCTCAAGACACTCTGTGATGCTCGCCACCAGACACAGGATTCCCGTTGCGTCTGCTGTGGTGATAGTCACGCCTCTTGACGCCATGGCGGCGACAAGTTCACTTGCTGTCGGTGCTGCCATTCTTTTTGCTCTCCCGAATCTTCCACCACATCTCAAAAAGGTTTTTTGCCACCAGTGACAGCGCGCCAAGTATAGAGGCTACCGCTGCCCACTCGGTAATCGAATGGGGGATCATTGAGGCAATGTATGATTGTGCGACCGGCGTCTGCTCTGCCACCTTCAGGCCAAGACCCGTGCCGATGGAGGTATAACCGGCTTTGTCGATTACCTGGCCGACAGTGCCACTAATTATCTGGTTTGCGGCGTGCTGAAGCGCGTCTCTCATTAATTATTCTCCGAATGATGAACTTCCAGCATCTGTACACCTGAACCAGCGAAAGCGCCATGACGATAACGCCGATTGCTATATCCAATTTCGCCGCCTTACGATTTTCAGGACGGAACAGCGCGGGTTGAGTGTTGTTGGTTTAATTTTATCATAAAGTGTTGACGTAGATTGAGGGTGTCGCTATAGTGATGACGTAGAAACAACAATAAATGTTAGAGGTGATGAGGATGAATGAATTCAAAGGTACGCCGGGGCCGTGGTTTGGAGATAACAGCAGGGCAATAGGGCCAAAATCAACAGATGACGACCAGTCTTATGGAGTGATTATTCCTGTCGGCTGGGTTGAGTTTGACCCTGAAGTTGAGGTTCAAGTTGCCAACCAACGAATGATGGCCGCTGCGCCGGAATTGCTGGAGGCTCTGGAGATGCTTGTAGTCTTCACTACGCCAACAAAAAGGAATGCCACTGCCTTGAGCAAGGCCTATGCCGCAATCGCAAAAGCACTCGGAGAACCCCAATGATCCGCCACGAAATACGAAAAGAAGACCTGAAGGCGTGGGATAAGTTCAAAATCAAGCTGGCGTTAATCGTTATCGGATTCGCCATTGCCAGTGCAATCTGTTTATCAAAGTGAGGGAAAGATGACATCTCTCGGAAAAATTTACTCAGACAAAGAAACTCGCGGCGGAATCGTGGTCAACAAAGGTTATCAGGTCCCTGTCGACCAGCTTTACCTTGAGCCGGGGTACAACATCCGCGAAGCCGATGAGCAGCACGTTGAATACTTCGCGCAGTGTTGGGAATCAGGACAGCCAATCCCGGCGTTAACTGTTATTCCTGATGCCGACGGAAAGCGCATCAAGATTCTTGACGGCCAGCATCGTTACCTTGGAGCACTGCGTGCCATTGAGCGCGGCGTGCCAATTGCGCGAATTGAGTGCAAAGACTTCACCGGCGATGAGGCGGATAAAATCGCCTTCATGGTGTCTTCAAGTCAGGGCAAGCAACTCGAGCCGCTTGAGCGTGCAAAGGCTTATGTGCGCCTCAAAGGGTTCGGGTGGACGAATGAAGAAATCGCCAAGAAGGTCGGGCGCTCTGTGTCTGATGTGCAAATGCACCTGTCACTTGGTGATGTACCTGATGCCATCAAGCAGCGTATCAATGCAGGCCAAATCAGCTATGCCAACGCCGTTGCGGTCGCACGTGAGCATGGCGATGATGCCGTTAACGTTATTGATGCCGCCGTTGAGGAAGCGAAAGCGCAGGGCAAAGATAAGGTGACGGCTAAAACGCTCAAGGCCAAAAAAGTTAAGCCGATTGACCGCCTGATTCAGTTGCTGAAAGAAGCAGACCATATGGTTGTCGCTGAGGGTCATGTGGCACAGGAGACAGAAGAATTTTTGCGCCCTCCTTCCGCTGAGTTGAGTGAAGTTCTGGCTATTCTGGAGAAGCTGTGATGACAGCCAGCTACTACAACGAATGGGACGCAAGTGCAGCGGCGTGGCTGCGAGAGTTAATTAACAATAAACTAATTCCTTACGGATATGTCGATGAACGATCAATCACCGAAGTCACCCCTTCAGACCTGGAAGGATTTACACAGTGTCACTTCTTTGCCGGAATCGGAGGGTGGCCCCTTGCACTCCAGTTGGCTGGAATACCAGCAAGCACTCAGCTCTGGACAGGATCACCACCTTGCCAGCCGTTTAGCGTTGCCGGTAAGTCTCTCGGATTTGACGACGAGCGGCACCTTGCCCCAGCATTTCTCAGGCTCATCAGAGAGTGCAAGCCTCAATTGCTGTTTGGAGAGCAGGTTGCGGCAGCAATTGGAAAGCACTGGCTCGATTTTGTATTCCTTAACTTGGAAGACAAAGGCTACGCCTGCGGGTCGGCAGTATTGCCAGCGTGCAGCGTCGGTGCCCCGCACAAAAGAGACAGGCTGTTCTTTGGAGCGCGGCAACTGGGCGACACCAATAGTAAACGACACAACCGGCAGCACGCATTGCTACAGCGGGAAGGACAGAAAGATATGCCTGAAGCTACCCGGACAGGCGAAGCTGGCCGCGTGGCCGACGCCAACGACACGCGACCACAAGGATGGGAAGGAATGCTTGAACGTGCCTACAAGCAGCCTGCTGGGGCGGGAAGTGTGGAAGGTTGGACCAATCCGCATCACGGCTTCTGGTCAGATGCTGACTGGATCGGATGCCGGGATGGAAAGTTCAGGCCAGTTGAGGCCTGGACACAGCAGATGGTTGATGGGGTTCCCGGTGGAATGGGACATAGCGGCGATCCGTGCGTTGCAGCAGCCTTTGAAGAAATCGGATTCCCGCTTGGAAAAGACATCCCGGCGCGCGTTGCCCGCCTCAGAGGATACGGCAATGCAATCGTACCCCAGTGCGCTGCCGAATTCATCGCCGCTTTCAGAGGGGCTATTGAAGACTTGTTCTGAGTGCGCCGAAGAAAAACCTATTTCCGAGTTTACGTTTGATAAGCGCAGGGGAAGTTACACCTCAAAATGTACTAAGTGCAGAACGAAGAAAACAAAGGAATGGCGAGATAAAAATCCGAATTACGAAAAGGAGAGGTACGGCGTTAATGAAGATAGAGATAGGTGGAGACACATAAAAAGAAAGTACGGGATTAGCAAAGAAGAATATGTCGAGATGCTGGATTCTCAAGGAGGCAGATGCGCCATATGCGGAGATGAACCTGGTGAAAGATATTCTCATCAACTGCACGTTGACCACTGTCACGCTTCAGGTAAGGTCAGGGGGTTACTGTGTCGGGGATGCAACCATATGCTTGGAGTAATCAAGGACGATGAAGTGTTGCTTTTTAAAGCAGTGGAATATCTACGCAAGTCGCAGCGGAATTCATTAAAGCATTCATGAGGTCAGTTTAATGAACCCCGAGCAATTCATAGAGAAAAACCTGCGCGAAAAACTGCCAGGCATCGACAACGCGGCTATAGAGGCCGCAATTACCCACTACAGGAGCAACCAGAGTGAAAAGAATGGCAAGATTTTCGATGAATGCCTGAAGGTTGCAAAACAACACATGATAAAGGTGAAGTGATGAAACTAAAAATCAACAAACCACTACTTGAATCAGCATTAATATTTCAGGCGCGCAACGATGTGCGCTACTACCTGAACGGAATCTGCTTCATGCCTGATGGTCGCATTGCGTCAACTGACGGTCATCGCGCATTCATTGGCGGCAATCATGAAAATAAGTTGACGGAAAATGTGATCATCAAGATTGGTAAACCTCCAACAAAACGCTATGACTACGCCATCATTGATACCAAGTCGAAAATTGCAACGTATCATGATGAAGCTGGCGTGATGGTTGGCGCTGGCATCTGCGAAGAGATTGGCGGCAGATTCCCTGACATTGACCGCGTGATACCAAAGGAAACGAAAGCAGCAGAGGAAATTTGCTTCAATGCTGGCTATCTGGTTGACGTTGAGAAAGTGGCCAGGCTGTTTAATCCTAAATTCTGTGGCGTTAAGTTTGAATTGAATGGGAATACAAATGCCGCAGTTTGCTGTCTTAGCGCGCCATCTGGCGAAACTGCGAAGATTGTTGTTATGCCTATGCGTCTGTAGAAATCAAAAGCCCCGCAACGGGGCTTTTCTTTTATCTTACAGCCATAGAAACCCCCAATAAAAAACCCGCATTATGCGGGTTTAGTTTACTCTGCTTTCTTTTTCTTTTTTCTTTGTCGTCTTTTCTTGCGGGGTTGCGACTTCGAAAGACTTTTCCAGTTCTGGCATGACGCGCAGTTTTGACATCAGATGTTCAGCAGGTTCCGTGATAACCTCGCCAAGCTGCAATTCACGAATCTTGCCTTTCTCTTTAACAAAGATTCCGCGTGCGATGACTTCGTACTTAGCCATTATTCACCTCAAATTCACAAAGGGGCTTTCGCCCCTTTCTATTACTGCGGAGTTTGCGTGCCGTAGCCGTTAAACACTTTGGACTTGCCAGTGAAATCCTTACGGATTTGCAAACCGAAAGCTGACCACACCATAAAGTTAAAGTTATCGTGCGGGTTGGCGCGGGCCGCCGCATAGGTGGAAACAGGCTGAGCAACACGCGGACGGATGTACATGTCGTTGCGAACATAGCCAACGAAATGGTTGCCAGTCAGCAGGAAGTTGGTGCCAATCTTACCGATGCGACCATTGCCGAACTGAGTGATGTACTGCTCAACGGTGCCACCTTTAAAGCCAGCAGCATCAGAATACGGACGCATGAAGCTGCGGCGCACTGCCGGGGAAACCCACAGAGTCACCTGTTCAAATACGTTCTGCGCATCGAGAATAGCCTGGAAATCCTGATTGAAGAAGGTCACGATTTCGTCTGGCGTTGCGGTTTGCAGGTCGATATTGATGCCACTGCTATCATCCAGCTTGACCTGAATGGTGTTCGGGTGGTTGGTGATACCGTAACCAGTATAAACTCCGTTCACGTTCAGAGTCTGGTCGCCAGTCAGCAGGTACTGCGCCATGTCGGAACGCAGGTTGAAGGTGACGTTAGCCTGGTCATCCAGCAGCGGGTCAAAACCTTCAGATTGCATACCCAGCAGTTCACGCCATTCGCGGCTGTAGCCAGTTTTGAAGATTGGAATCACATCGCCAGTGTAATCGTAGCGAGTTTTATCCAAATCTTCCGGTTCCTGACCGGACAGAGTGCGGACAACCTTACCAGCACCGGAAGCAATGCGGCTGATTGCCACAGTCTTACCGATATTGATGCTTGCCGCGATACCCATCAGGTCAGCCATCATATCCTGACCAGCTTCGTTGCGGAAAACGCGGGTGGTGACGTTGTCCACGTCGCGCCAGTAATCTTTCGTTACCAGTGCGGTGGCGTTCACACCGTAAGTTTTCGCCAGGTCAGCCTCTGCGTTGCAGAACATCTTGCGGTCGATGGTCAGATGTTTCCACTGGTCAGCCACTACTGCGGAGTTGGCTACCAAGTCTTTGGTAAAAATAATCTTTTCCATTACATTCCTCCAGCAGGCATGGAAGCATTGCCAGCGCGACGAACTGCAACCAGCTCAGCGCCACCAGAGGCAACGGTATAAGTTTCATCGGAATAGAACAGGATGCTCTGACCCGCAACTGCAGGTTTCAGCGCACCAGCGCCATCGCTTGCCAGCGGAGTGCCTTTCTTCAGTTCGGAAGATTTAGCAACCAGTGCGTGATAGGTGACGCCAAATTCACACTGCACAGCCATGCCAGTAGCGCCAGCGGGAACATCTTCAGATACATCACCACCACCGAGGTAGTTATGCTGGAGCACATAAGGGAAACCCTGACCACCAGCGGTAGCGTGTGCGATGATTTTGTCATCGGCAGTATCGAAGTCAACCAGTGCGCCCGGCTTCAACGCTGCCTTCATGATGCCTTCACGAATCTGCGGGTCATTTTTGCGGGCCGGGCCGCCGATGATGGTGCCATAACGGATAGTAGCCATTATTCAGGTGCCTCCATATCAAAATCTTCTTCGGCGCGGTTCGGCTGGAACCCGCCGGAAATCGGAGCCGCTTTACTGGTGAGTGCATAGGTTTCACGCAGTGCTTCGCCAGTCAGCGCATTAACAGCAGATTCCGGCAACTTCAGCTCAGCCATAATGGCGGTGCGCATTGCGGTCTCTTCTTGCGCAGCATTGGCTTGCAGCTGGTCGCGTAGAGTTTTGTTTTGCGCCTCCACATCGGCCAGTTTCTGGTTGACTGCGGTCAACGATTCCTGAACCGGTTTGAGGGCATCGGCTAATACAGCCTGTAATTCCTCGTCAGTCATTGAGATTTCCCCTTTAGTTGTTTTTACCGGTTCAAGCTCTGTCTTATAAACAGCCTTAACCCGTTCACCGACTAATTCTACCATATCCTCACGGACGATGTAGGACTGCATATAAATGGTGCCGTCAATCTCAACGCCGAAGTAATTATCATAAACGGCGACGATGTAAGGCCACGAGTCGGCTGGCATCTCGGCCTTGATGATATTGCGGAGCTGCTCGGTAATATCGGTGAATGACAGTTGATTGCCAGTCAGGCGATTGATGGCGCGCTGCCACCATTTGATTTTGTTTGCACTTTCGTCTGGAATAGCCGATTCCTCAAGGTTAACCACGACGCGCTCAATGTCTTCGCCATTGGTGGCAAAAATGCCAACACCATCTTCTGGTGTTCCAGCCCCTGGGACCCCTGGAGGAAGAATGGCGAGGTGGTCCCACTCCATATTTCGGGCAATCCAGGAATATTTTTTACCCTTAGAGGTTCCTGATGCCTGCTCGCGGTTGAGTAACAGACCGGTAGACACCTGAACAGGTTCAGCATCGGCGCTGTTAATTTTGAGGCCATCAATACGCGATAGTAACTCCCTGCCTTTATCAGATCGCTCAGCTACCACCTTGTTAATATAAAGGTCTACCAGCGCCTTGCTGCCGTCATGAGATGAGTTCTCAATCCATGCACCAACACTGAACTGATTGGCCGCTCGCGTCATGTTGGCCGACACATATTTACCGTCAATCTTCGGGTGGTCATACGGCGCTGGTTTCCCGTCAAGCCCATGGAATGATTTTTTAATCTCATCGCCAGGGTACAGACCGCCATTCATGACAATATCATCTACCACCGGCACGACATTCTTGATGACGTAGTGCTGGTCGCCATCAATGATTTTTTCACTGATGTTGCTGGCCGAATTGATGGTATACAGGATGTTAACCTGTAATTTATTATTCATGTGCTTGAATGCCTCAACCTCAGCAAGGCGCTTTTTAGCCGCCTCTTCGGTATCGTACTCGCCAAACTGGTGCGAGCCATCCTTAGATTTAACAACCCACTTGTCGCCAATTTTGACAATCATGACCTTTCTCCGCGCTTACTTTATGCCCGGATTATAACACACCATGAATATGCACCACGAAACGGACGCGAGAAGGTAAAGCGGAGATGCGGTAAAAGCGAAAAGAGTAGCAAAGAATGATATCAGTATGATTGGCATGGCTGCTACCTCCTGAATGCAAGGTAACAGCCAATGATGGAGATTTATTGAGGACTATTCTTATTTAGCATTCCGCAGTTAATTTTTGCGCGGTTTACTGCATCCATGAACTTGCCGATTGACATCGTTTTCTTCAGTTCCGCAATGATTGCGCCATGTAACATCCTCTCCTCGCCATAGTACAGTTTATCGAGTCGCTGCTTCACCAGATTGCGGGTGCGCTGCATGTGGTCGCGTGCTTTGATGGCCTTCTCTTTCCATACTCTGCCTGCATCATGGTTGCCAGAAAGCTGACGCTCGATAGCCTCAATCTCAAAGGCAAGCGTCATATCAATGTCATCCAGTTCGCTGATTGTTGCTTCCATGATTTCGTTAAGTTGTAGTTTCATTTGTTAATATTCTCCTCTAAAGCTCTAATAACAGCGCGGGTCAGGAGACCCTCACCATTCATGGCTACGTGCGCTTTTATCTCGCTAAGCGCTGCCTTTAAAACGCCAACACTTACCGTAACAACTCGCTTATTATCTTCATTTATTTTCTTCAATCTCTCTATTGCTGTTAGCTCTTCCACTATCCACCCCATCTCTCTACGATTATTGGCCGTGCGTTCACAGTTGGTGACAAACAGCACGGTTCCTGATTTATGCTTTACCGCCCACATGACTGACGCGCCCCGGCAAGCAGCTTTTCAAACATCATCCTGTCACGACTCATTCCAAACGGGATGATTTCCTGCCAGTAATATTTCCATGCGCCGCCGGGAAGCATTTCGCGGTCAACCTGACCAATGCTTGCCAGATAGCGCATGCGTGCCTTGAGGATGGTGTAATTGACGCCTACAGCCTCTGCTATCTGCTTGCTCTTGCGTCCCGGGTTCGCCTCAAGATAGGTCTGAATTGCCAGGTCAAGCGCAGTATTATCGGGATTGAGGAAATACTTAAAGCAGCGCCTGCCATGGCTTACGCTTTCCTCTTTAATAATAAATCCCATGCCCTCAAGCTCAATCAGATAACCAGTAACGCTGGCTCGGTTTGTCATGCCAGTCTGCTTGCGTATCATGGCATTGGTTGCGCCGCCGCAGCGCTCTATCACCGTGAGTATTTGCGTTTTAAAGTCCATTTGCGCGCTCCATTGCATCCCGTTTGTAGTCGTCGGCGGTGTAGAGATGGCCATTTCTGGTATTCCATCTCCTGCGCATCAATTCGTCATTTCGATATTCTGCCGTTCGCATTTCACATTCGCCGCATTCAATGTATCGCCACCCATCATCAGTTTCAATTCCGACATCCATCGAGCCGCAGTGGGCGCACTCAAGCAGCCCATCATCATTCATCATTGGGTTCATTTCTCCACCTTTTCCATCATGTATTTAACCTGAATGTTGCATGGCTTTCTCAGCACCCTATCCCTGCGATAATCGCGCTTTATGCCAGGTCGCCCGAAACTGGCGCGTAGCATCTGTTTCAATGTTCGGCGGTCAGGCTGGTTTTTCTGCCACTCATGCCTTGCATTATCCTCCCTGACATCAGCCATTATTAACTGAAGCAACGTGCTGGCCCTGCTCATTTCGCCACCCATTCACCAATATTGCTGAAATGCGGGCGCCCTTCGCGCCATTCGATAATTTCGCGGTTAACCTGCCGCTGCATGCGGTTGCGAACTTCGCGCAATTCGCTTTCAACCCAGGCGCGAGTACGGTCGAGTTCATCCAGCTTGTTCAACAACTCTTTTTCGTACACCTGATCAGTATTCATTTTTTCTCTCCATCAGCACTTTGTAGTGAACGCCATAATATTTGAGCACCTGACTATGGTTGTGCAGATACCCGTCATCATCTTCAATCGGTAGTCTTACCACGATGTAAAACGCCCGGTAGAGTTCTGTCCATCCATGACAACATTTGCGCTTCCTCGGCTTCATGGGCGGCCTCCATAGCAGCCAGATCAATGCGCTGCTCGATAGATTTAATGATTGACTCTGGCACATTAAGCATTTGCAGAGTCTCCCTGCAATCGCGCTTATGAACTTCTGTCACCTCCTGCCACTTTTTCATTCCACACCACCTTTTATCATTCTTTTTGGCCTATTGATTCCATGGTTTTCATGGAAACCATATTTCATTTCAGCTTCAAGTCTGGCCTTTATTGCTTCGCTCTTTTCTGAAAAGCGACCTAAGTGCAGCCTTGTTCCGTTTAAGACTATTTGCGCGTACCACTTGCCGCGCTTTTTATCAAAACAAACACCAACAACACCACTGGTGTTGTCGCTCCTGATTGAACTGTTTCTCGTGTTTTCTCTCCTGTTAACAAGCCTGAGATTCTCTATTCGGTTGTCATCTCTGATGTGGTTGATGTGATCAATTTCCATGTCTTCCGGTATTGGTCCGTTAAATAGCTCCCAAACAATCCTGTGCTCATATGTCTGGGTGTATTTTACTTTTACCTTTCGATAACCTGTCGTTGGCTCCAGGCTCCCAATCCTTGCGCCAGCCTTTACGTTGTTTGACGGCTTAACCTTCCAGTAAAGCTTGCCGTTTTCGTAAACAAACAAGTCAATAAAGTTCATATCCACATCACTCGCATTAAGATGTTATAATCTACAACACCTAGTATTGACTAATTGACGTAGATTAGTCAAGATGATTTCACAGGAGAGCGACAATGGCGAGACAACGCAAAGAACCACTGGAAGTACTGACTGATATTATCGCTAAGCGCCAGCCGTTAAGCCTGCGAGATGTCAGATATTACGCGCACTGCTATGTAGCAATGCGTGAATGGAGTGCTGAAGAAATGTATGCGTTTGTGCGTGAGCACTTCAGCGTGGATGAGAAAAACAAAGTTACGTTGAGGGTGGAGTGATGAAATACAAATACCTGAAAGGAAGTGCTGATTATTTTAATGGTCATGAAGATGCCGTTCTTGCTGTGAAGTCAGCAACCAGTGGCAAAATCCACTACCTCAGCGCGGATTATGCAGGGCGAGATAAGGATATCGAAAAGGCTGGCGATATTGTTATCGCCCATCGCGAGCCAGTAACTGATGATGACTTGAATTGGCGCATCATCTCAACAGAAGCCCTCGTCACCGAGCGCGGCAGCCGTTATGGCAAATTCAAAGACGGCGCAGAAATCATGCGATCTCTGAAACGAGTTATGCATGACGCGGAGGGCTGGAATAACCTGACGGCGAGCCAGAAGGAAGCGCTCGACATGATTCAGCATAAAATTGGTCGCATCCTGAATGGCGACCCGACATACGACGATAGCTGGAAAGACATCGCTGGCTATGCAACATTAATTGTTAATGAACTGAATGGGGAGGTGAAGTGATGCCAATACAAGACCCCGTGCCACGCATTGAAATCGACATGGTGGAGTTACACGAACCTGCCCGGCGCGATTATCATGTCCCGAGGCTTGGAGAACCAGCAGCCTACATCATCACCAGCAACCGTGGTCGCCGCTATCTGGCGTTTGCTGGTAGTGTTGAGCATCAGAATGCGACCATGTTTGGGTACAAAATGGAGGCGCTTTATGCGTGAGATTGACCTTGGCATTTTCTAAAACAAAGCCCCTTACGGGGCTTTTTTGTTGCGCAGGGAATTGTATTGTGCCTGACAAGTCAATCCTGCTTCTCTTGCTGAGTCAGCATATTCTGCCAGTTGTCGATTTCTTTCGACAGATTCGCTGAGCAGTTGGGAGAGCAAAACTCCGGTACTGGCGGCTGGATTGCCAATGGACTCAGTTCTGGAATAATCGAGGAGCTGCTTTCTGATTGTGGCGAGCTGTTGCTGCAACCTGCCAGACTTAACAGCAGCAGCGGAAGCATCAGCACGCGCGGCATCAATGCGGTTTTGCGCTTCCTGCTCGATGGTCTTTTTGTCTTGCTCATGTTGTTCGCTTGCCTCTTTGTCTTTGACCTTCTGCGCCTCTACGGCGGCCAGATATCCAGAGTGATATTTCTCCTTCCCGTAATTGACCCACTTTCCGTAGACAATCAGAGCCAGAAGTGCGACGCCAATGATAGCGGCAACAACTTTCCATTTAGCCTTGAGGATTTGCAGAATCATTTTTCAGCGCCTTATTCTCTTTCTTCATGCCGCGCATCTTCGCAAGCATGGAGATGACCAGCACGGAGTAGCTGATTGCCTTAACCGTAAATGGTGGCAATGCGCTCTTGAGGTCGTCAGGCATCATCATCCAGACCTGCATCGCCACATCAGGGAATACCTGGAGGGCAGAGCATATTGCCATCCAGATACCGATAAGCCAGTTACTGATGCGCTTCATGACATGTAGACCTGACGTTCTGCCGCCCTGCGCTTGGTCAGTCCGTTCATGACTTTGCCATTGGCGCGATTCCATACCCGGAACTGGTCGGCGGCGCAGGTGTAGCAGCGGGCATTATGCTTTTTCAGCAGAGTTGATTTACCAAAGTTACCAAGGCCAATGTTGTAGGCCAGCGACACCATTGCATCAAACTGGCCCTGAGTGGTTGGGGCAGTGACGAGTGACGAGACGCCGCTTTCAAACTTTGCCACGTCGTCACGCAGCATCTTTTCAGCTTTCTCTGCGGTGATAACCATGCCTGGCTTAACGCCATTGGTTGTGCCATATCCGATAGTCCACGGCGCTCCGCCAGTTGCCGGGTCTGGATATGCCTTCGAGCTGTAACCCTCGAATTGTTTAATTAAATCAATGCCACGCTGCGATAGTTTCATTTTTACCTCCGGTGATGCAGATTATTTTATCACAATAGTCTTGACGTAGATTGAATCGTAAGCGATGATGTAGATACACAAACACAGGAGAGTAAAAAATGAAAAAATTAATCGCAGCAGCAGTATTCGCAATGGCTTCATTTGGTGCGTCGGCTGGCGAGTTTTGCAATGCAGTTGGTGAGTTCGGTGAAGCGGCAGCAGAAGCCCGTGATGCTGGCGTATCAAAGCAGCTCGCGCTGATTGTTTCTTTTGGAGGCCAGTATAGCGCTGAATTTAACCAACTCAGCAAGGCCATCGTTGATGGGGCATACAAAATGACAGACAAGACACCGAAAGAAGTGGCTGCTGTCGCCCGTGAAGTCTGCCTGTCAACGGTGGGCGACAAATAATGTGCCCGCTACTGATGTTTAAGGCTCGCAATCGCTACGTTAAGCTGGTGATGCGCGGCATGGATGAGCATGCAGCATGGCTGAGTGTGATGGGTGAGCTTAGAGAGGTTTATTTAAATGAACAAAATAGAATGACTTGAGTCTATGCACACCCTTCACGGTAAAGTTGAAATACTGTACGTTGTTGATGGATACCAGATTCAACGCACCTACGATGATGCTGAGGTGGGCAACCCAATCAAGGCATCGACTCTTTCTGAGTGCATTGATATGGCAATCAAAGAAGGTTGGGTGCCGCTAACTATGAACGCCGGATGATTAAAGCAATATGATGCTTAGATGAAATTAAGCCGCCATCAGGCGGCTTTCTTGTGTGTATCCTGCCACGCCTCACGCTGCTTATCGAGTCTTTCCTGCGTTTTTTCAAGTATCACAGGCTTGCCATCCATCACCAGTGCTGGGGTTTGCGCACAGTGGCAGTTACGGCGGTTTGCGCCTTCGCTGTAGAACTCATCAATCTCTTCCGGGGTGTAATATTTCCCATGACGCGCGGCATGAGTAACGCGAGTTGTCTTCATCAGCGCCGACTGCCAGAGCATAATGGTATCCATCCCCAGCGTGACTTGCGCCTCTTTCACTTCGCGCCTGTTAGCCTCGCGCAGGGTGTTGGTAATTTCAGTCTGAGCGATTGACCGCGCATAACTCCTTGACACGTCCATGCGGTTAACGATGTTTTGCTCAACCACTCCAGGAGCGTCGCCATTTGCAATGCCAGCAGTGATGACCTCTGCCACCTGTTGCCGCGTGTAATCTGAAAGGCCACCCCAATCGTTATACGTGCGCGTGTACGCTAACTGAAGCCTGTCGAGATACGGCTGAGAGTACAGGATTTCAGCAAGCGGCCTGCTGTCTTTATATGCCGACGACAGGTCGCCAAGGTCTGAGTTTGCCTTCTGCGTACCGGCATACATGGCATCGCTGACATAAGATGATGCCCACATTCTTCCGTGCGTGAAATCATCACCTTCCAGCAGATGACTATCAAGAATGCGCTGAAGTTCATCAAAGAATGTCGATGCGCGGTAGGCGGAGAAATCATAATAATAATTTCCAGCCTCAGCATTGCCGGTCGCCACAGGAATGGTGCGGAACAGCTCGGCAACCTGCGATTTTAGCGTCATATATCTGGCGTCAACGTCGCGCACCATCTTATTGACGCGACCCACTGCGCCGAGTGGGTCTGTTAGGCTCATGCTTAATTTTGGCTGCGGAAGCCGGGCATTAATTTTGAGGAGGCGCATCGGTCTGGCCCTGCTGTTGGTCTTGCTGTTGCTGCTGACCTTCCTGTAATCCGTCAGGAAGCTGCTCCTCCAGAGGCTCCATGCCAACAATGCCGCGCATTTCATCTGCGGTCATCAGGGCCATCTGTCCTGCATCGAATACAGATTTGTTTGCAGTGGCAAGCTTGACCAGCAGGTCTGCTTTGTTCAGCTCGGAAGGTGCAAGCAGGTCATCCCATTTGCAGTAATAACCGCTCTCTGGCGCTTTATCCAGAATGCCAAAGGAAATCATCCGGTCGATGAACACCGAAATGATGTAGTCCAGCCAGTCCTCGCGGCGCTGTTTGGCGCTCATGGCGTCGTCGGTTTTATCCTCATCGGATGCAAGGCGGCCAGTCTGCTGACCAAACAGGATGGTGAATGGCTTCTTGATGGATGCCGCAAACTGGTTGGCCGCAATTGTCCATGTTGGCCCTGGGTCTGCTGGCGTCACCGAGAGCACTTTGACATCAGCGCCCATCGTGAACATCGCCGCGTCAATTGCCTCATTCAGACGCGCTACATCCTCATTGAGCACATCAGCCAGTTCTTCCAGCGGCACGCCCATTTGCTGAGCCAGAGACTGAGCGGAAACGCTGTCTTTATTATAATTAACGTTGAGCTGCCGACTGGCATTCTTCAGGAAGCCCTCAGCGCTTGAGCCGGTGACTTTCGCCATGTCGATGAGGTGGTTATACCCAGCACGAAGAAGTGGGACGCCAGAGTAAATGGAGCCATCCATCGCACCCTCGGCAAATACGATAATGCGATCGGGATGAATGCTCAGGGAGCGCGTTGGTTTTCCGTCGCTGTTGCAGGCGCCGACTACCGACTCCTGATATTCGTACATCTTCGGCTGACCATAGTCTTCGCTGGATTCGTCATTTTCCCATTCACTGACGCGGAGCTGCTCTTCCCACGCCGGAATGTAGCGGACAATGGCAGCATCCTTGATGCGTTTTGTTTTCGTGGTGTCTACCGGCTCATTCCACTGCCTTCCATCACGGATTTGCAGGATAAGGCCGGAGTAGCGGTTGATGAGGTTGCGGCGGTCTGCATCCTTGATGAACGGCGCAGCGCGCTTAAACAGCTTGTTGGCTGCTTTCTCCCACGGGGTGCTTGCTTTGTCATCGGCGCCTTCTTCGAGGATTTGCGGCGGAGTCTGCCAGCACTTATCGAGTACGCGATTGACGCCAGCGGTTGCCGGTGCATAGCGCTCATAGGCATAGCGGAACATCTCGGCGGTGATTTCTTCAGGGTAGCCACATTCGACATACAGTCTGGTGTGCTTTTGGTCTATGTTTACACCGCTAAACTCCCGACGCTGCCGCTCGATGAGCCTGTTATTGTTCGCCACTCGCTGCTGAATATAGGCGTTTACCGCCTCTAACTTTGACATTTCGTCACCATAAAAAATCCCATCGCATGGATGGGATTATAGCATGGTATCAGTCACCAAAGGCTCTCTCTTGAAGGGCCTGGTCATTGTTATGGAATATAGCAAGCTCCATTCTATCCCCAAGAACCAAACCGCGACATTTGGCGTACAATTTATAGCGCTTTCCACTGAATCCAGGCTTAAACCATATCTCCTCAATCCACTTCCTGCAACCAACCGCAACATCATGAATCTGTTTTCTTGTCATCACTTCACCTCAACGCATTGCAAATTGTCAACATTTGGACTTACATCATTCCACGTCCGCTTTTCCTCAGCGATTTTCATTGCCGTAATGGCCGCCCTGCACTGCTCCATGCTTTGCATCGGCACCACCTGCATATTGGACGTGTTGCTTGTGATTACGAATATCAGGAAGAAATACGACATCACTTCGCCTCATCATCAACCAGCGATCTGAACCATGCTGGCTGCGACTTCGCAGCGAGTTTATAGTCAACACTCTGAATGTAACGTGCAGCATCATTCAGCTTGTCGGAAAGATAATAAAGTGACTTCCTTGCTCCAAGAAGCATGGCAGCGAATACCAGCATCACAATCAGGTGCGGATTGATGATGCAGAACAGGATTGTTTTGACGGCTTTCATCACTCAATCTCCTCGCCATCAATCCAGCGTTGCAGGACTTCGATAAGCTGCGCGGCCTGGTGTTTGTCGATGATTACAGTGTCGTGGAATTGACACAACATCAAATCATGCTCATCTGACAGCCTTCCATTAATTATTAGATTGCACTCATCTAATTTTGTATGACCTTCAATAATCATAAATCACCACCCTCATCGTTATTTAGCTCAACATTCCGAAAGAAATCATTAATCGTCTTCAGGCCACTGTAACCACGACGCCGCTGCAACTCACACAGCACTTCATCATACATGCGCAGAAGAATAGCCTCATCAACATCGTACCTTTCGCACAGTGCTTCATCAGACACGCCAGCTCTTGCGAGTGAGTATATTTTTTCCTTCTGCTCCCACGAAAAAGATGAGTATGCCTTCATGATGCCCCCGGTGATGTAGTTATGTCAATGCGCCTTGACGTAGATTCTAGCATGGCGTAGATTAAAATGAAACCTCTCGGAGAAATCTTATGAAATGTGTCATTTTCGAGCTTGATGGCGTGCTGCGCGATGCGGAGGGAAATGCTATTGCTGGCAACGTTGCGCTGGCTAAGTCGCTCTACTCTGCCGGGCATGACGTGCTTATCATGAGGGCAAAGCATGCGTATGAATGGCTGCATGCTAACGATGTATTCTATGATGACATCATGGCTTCGCACCAGCAGATTGATGCAGAAAGGGTGGCGATTGCGGTCGTGTCTAATGACGTGATTTATGCCGCCATGCGCAACGCGGGGATTCATTGCTGGCTTTATAAATAGACCCCTGCTGGGGTCTCATCTCATCTCCTGCTCCTTCTAATCCATCCAGAGCCACGCTGTACGATGTGATCGTTGCATGCATATCTGATTGCGTCAATGAAGTGGTTCCACGCATCCACAATATTTGTGAGCACGTTACCCGTCAGCTTGTCCACCTTGTAACTGTACATAGTGAACTCTTCCTGAGTCTGTGTGCAGCGGTCATGAATGATGATGCTGTCGCAACCCCTGAGCCAGGTTACACCCTCCTCCACGCTCCCGGGCCACTTATTGCATGGATGGATATCAAATCCTGCGCGTTTGATGTGACTGATTGTTTCTGGCCGAGAGCAGTCCCCATACCATCTTGCCTTCCTGGAGAGTGGGAATGATTGCTCCATCGCTGTAGGTGTGTCGGTAATCTCAAGGCCTACACGGCCGTATTCGCGCGCGACGTAAAGGTTGCGGCGGTCATCAGGAAGTTTCTCAATGTAAACCTCAACCATCGCCGTTGCGTCCTGCGAGAATCCAAAGTCGATGCCAAAGTAAGGCCCATGCCATTCCGGCTTAACCTCGAAATCAGCAACGCGCCACTTACCGCCAAATACCTGCTCATCATTACGCTTATTAAAGCGCCCACCCCACACCCATTGATAGCGGTCGAAGTCGGTCTCTTTCATGCGTTGCATTTGGCTTGGGAGCGGAGTATCCCAGAACCACGGATTGTCTGAGTAATTACACTCCATAATCAGGTTTTCATCATCCTCATAGATGCCGCCATTTTCGCGCAATTTATTATAAAAAGGCTCAACCCATATTTTCCACGTCGGGTCATGCTCTTTATTTGGGTTGAAAGTCACCCATATCTCTGACCCTTCAGCGCGGACTGTTGGGGTGAGGATTTCCCAGCTTGTCTGGCTGACGTTTTCCGCCTCCTCGACCCAAGCTACTGTAATGCCAGCGAAGCCTTTTACGGTCGTCTGGTTGCGATACAGGCCTTTAAAGCGGAACTTTGCTTTCGTTACCTTGTGTGTTATTTCGTTGTTGATGACGCGAAACTCTTTTGTCTCGCCCTTGCGATCAATTTCGTCCTTCAGTTCCTGATATGAGCTATCTTCAATGGACTGCTGAATCTCACGAAAGCAAGCTATCCTGTCAGGCTTAAAGCGTGCACGCTCCGTAAGTATTGTTGTTACTGTCCTTGTTTTTCCGCTGTTGTGTGTAACCGTGCCATCAGCAAGCAGGAAAAGATGATCGCCATCAATAGTGAACCCAGCGTATTCACCATGCCCGACATAAGACAATGACACCTCAGTCATCTTTCCACGGGTTGACTTGGTTTTCTCTGCTATCTTCCTTTTTACTCGGCATGGGATTGTATGAAGGTCACCACTAACGAACACCTCCCATACGTCCTTTTCGTATATTCTTTTCTCACCTTTATATTCAAAGGTGACATCAGTCTTTTTGATTATGCTTGACTTGAAGCCAAGCGATCTTGCCACATCCATCAAAGAGAAGGCCATTTCTTTATTTATTGATGTGAAAGAATAGCTTTTCTTTTTCTGGTCATAATGCGAATCAGTATCCAATAGCCCAGCCAGAATCTGAAGTCTTACCTCTCTGCTGTTTTTGATATAGCAGTCAGGTATGTGTTTATTATTAATCACCCCAAGCTGCTGCATTTTAGTTAGTAACGGGTTGGTGTTCTTCCCCATGCCAGCAGCTCGACCATTAGTTATCGCATAGACAGGGCATCTATCATCGTCGCGAACCTTTACCTGCATCCCGTATTGGCTTGCCACGTTGTGAATGTAGTCAACTATCTCTGGATCAGGCGTGCACACTTCAACACCACGAGATGAACCATCACCTAACCATAAACCAAGAAAGTACGGGTCAACTGGGACGCTTTGGTCATTAAAATCCCATCCTGTTCGCCACCCTTTAAAGACATGGCGGAACTTTTTGGAAGTTGCGCGCGACAAATATTCTGAAACACCAATATTCAGTATTTCAGGTTCATTCGGGTAATAACGATAAATTCTTTTACCATCCGGTGTTTTTGTCTCGTCACTGATAGCAGATGGAATCTTTCGTAATGACAGTATGTGACTTGAGTTGACAGTGTAGTCATCAGCATATTTTTGATGAACCGTATACATGTCATCAAACCCCCGACAGATGTTTAAAACATTTCGTGGTTTACTGTCTGGACCCATAACCTTATCGCCAACAACGATATCCTCTACGCGTTTTAGGCTACCATCAAACATCCTCACCATCGTGCCGATGGCTAAGCATCCGCGCCCGCCAAACACAATCTTATTACGCTTGGGGTAAAGTAGCTTTTCCAGCTTTTCTGGTATCAGGTGATCAACGCCAATATCAGAGTCGCTAACGTCATCAACTCCGCTTTGCGTCATTTTTAGTTTGCGAACAATCTGCTTATCTGTATTAACAACACCGAACACCGCAGATTCAGGCGCATCAATCACGCCATCGCCAATAATCTCTTCGAGTTTTTCAATTGCTGGTGCTGAGAGTCTTTTGCGTGCCATATATAGATTCCTCATCAGGGCATCATTGAAGTGAATGCGGCAGGCGGTGATGAGTCGCTTTTCGGGTGCCCCCTAGCCGCATTGATTATTATAAATCAGTTACTGTTGCTGCTCCAGTAATTTCTCCAGTCGCTCAAGGCGTGCGGCGAGCTCTGTTACTTCTTCGATATCAAGCCCAGTCCTGATAACCTCAGCAAATGTCTTGCCAATGTCCACAGGTATAACGCCAGCGGCTATGCCACGAATAACGGCGTCAATCTTCTGAACAGGGGTTCCGTCATCAGGGAAGTCCACCTCAAACACTGGGGCGACTGGTTTCGGCAACGGACTGAACCGAACGATAAGCTCCTTCATCATTGCAGTGTCACGTTCAATCATCGCCATCTCAACGATGGTGTCATAGAGCTTTTCCTCACTAAATCCCTTTCTCTCAAGAGCTTCAACGAGCAACTTACGCTTGTCTTTCCCGCGTTTGTTTTGTGGTTGATTTTCTTTACTGAATAGCTTTTTAGCCATAGATAAAACCTATCAATATTCCGCTTTTTTTCCGTTATTTGATATTGTAACAGATTCTACACCATGACGTTAATGGCAAAAAAAGAACCCGCCGAAGCGGGTTAAAGGGTGGTGGGTGATGATTGATGAGATGATTGTACATCAGTTTTCGCATAACACCAAACATTACAGTTATTGCTTTGAACGTGAACCACCTCAATCGCATCAGGAAAGGCTTTGGCGATTGCTGCTATGAAGTGGTCGACACCCTCAAGCTGAGCCATCTGCCACACCTCCTGCTTTGATTTTTGTGGCATCACTGATACCTCGTAGTTGAGTACATATGCCGAAGCATGCTGTTATGCTCAACCACCATCATCATGCTGCCAACCTGAATGACTGCATGATGCTTACCAGTCTCCTCATAAAGAAAATCAGCCTCTTCGCACGCCGCCTGAATGTCGCTCCACAACATGATTCACCTCACGATAAAGTATATAGCCAGTGCAACGGCAATTCAGAATGCCAGCAGTGATACTGCAATTAGCCTGCGGATGATGTATGGTTTCATGGTTTATCCTCCTGCGGAGCTGATGGCAGAGGTTGCCAGTGGGTTATCTTTGCGTATGTATCTACCCAGTAACCCCAAGGGTGAGGCTGCGAACCAGTTGCGTAGTGAGCAGTGAATACGCGTTCTCCATCAAATACATTCACTTCAATGTCGCTGTATTCGCAATCAGCAGAAGGGGTCAATGGCATCCGCTCGCTTACCGGAATCCATTTGCCCGGCACGGTGGCCGGCTCGATGACGGGTGACTGCTGGCCAGCTGCTAACGTGGAGTCGATGATATACTGGCGCATCCAGTTAGCTCCACGTGCAAACACGTCTACCGGGTCTCCGTGGTAATCACCTATTTCATATGCCTGCTCTGGTGTCATTTCCTCCGGAGATACCGGTGCTGGCTGCGCGTGACGATATAGCTTCGTACCGTATGGCATTTGCTGAATGCCTACAAGCGGTCTAATCTCTCGCTCCCCAAAATCTTCGTGGTCACCATAAATTGAAACCACTTCTGCCACCGGCTCGCTGTCCATTGCGGACAGCGCCAGTTCAGCAGGCTGCAGGTCAGCCAATATTTCTTCGCGCGCGCTTTCGAATGCTGTCTGTCGTGATGCCATTTTCAGAGCTTTGGCGATGCTGTGGTTTGCCTTGCTCATTTGGCCCCCCTCGCGCAGCTGCTTGGCGAACTTAAGCGCCTCTTCGGTCGTGCCATTCCAGCGGCCGCCCCTACTGGAAACCCACTCCTCCACCCCATCAGCCTTGATACCGGCTACGATGCGATCTGAGGCTGGGGTCGTTTCTTGCGGAGATACAGCAATACGAATGGTTTCTAGTGCCGGGTCAGTTTCAACTGTTGGCACCTTGATATAACCTAACTGCACCCCGTTCATGATGAACATGCGGCGATCATCGCTCGTCGCCTTCAGCGCTATATTCTCCACAGCCAGCTGAACGCACAGCTTTGCAACCTTGAGGTATTTTTCCTCTTTGATTGAGAGCTCACCACCGCCCTCAAGGTTTTTAATAATTTCATGAACTTCGTTAATTTCGATATCCATAAATCCTCACTTAACCGCCTGTAAACGCTCAAGCTCACGCATCAGCGCAGATACCCGGCGTTGCCGCAAAGTTTCTGCATGCTCTTTTGCCTGTTGCTCATCAAGCCAGTACTCACCACGTTTAAAGTAAACATCGCCAACTACAGCCACCTGCCCATCTGCGAATAGCTGTGCGCTTTCGTACTTCTGAATGCCACGGGTTAGCGCATACTTCGTGACCCATATAGTCTCAGCGCTTGCTGCGTTAGCGATAATCAGTAAAACCACTGCCAGTAATTTATTCATCGTTGCTAAACCGGTTTAGTTTCCACCAGATGACACGATAACCTGTTCAAGCACTCTCTGCTTGCCTTCGCCACTAAAAACGCGACAGACGCGCTTACCGTTGCTGTATGCTTGCATCGCCTGTGCCATCATAAAGTTCTGCGCCTTAACTGCGCCCATTTCTGGTTCCAGTTGAGTGCGCGTGTAGATTGCTTTGGTCATTTTCACCACCTCGTTGTTGTTGGTGTGGTAACTATACGATGGCGCTCAATCTACGTCAATATGGTGGTGAAAATAAATAAACAATAGCAAGCTAATATTTTTGTAACGTGAGTTACTATCTCTCTAAGAGGTTTTAAAGTCTATTGTTTATATATAAATAATTAGTAAGTACTGAAGGAGAAAAAAGGTCTTATATGGAGCTCTATCGTCCCGAACGTTTTTGCGTCACGACGATAGAAAGCGAGGATTGATGCGGGTTGTAGGCCTAAATCCCGAAAATCCTAAAAACTGGGTGGGATTTATTTTCTAAAGTTAGATGATTTTTTTTGGATTTTGATCGAGAATCTTTCGGTTTTTAGGCTTTCGGATTTTTTATTCTTAAAAATCAACAATTAATGATTGTTTCGA